TAAGATAGCTTTTTATATAGCTGTGATGTTCGCTATATTTACAGGGTTAGGTTTTACATTTAAGTAGCTTATTTTGATACCAATGGCAGTTTAAAAAAAATAAAGGTAATTAAAAGTAAAAATCACAACAGGTAAAAAGGAAGGCGATTTAAAATGCCATGTCAAATATTAGTATCGAACAAGAGTAGCGTTGAAAAAGCCGAGATAATAGTTATTTTTGATGGTGATCATCAATGGGGAACAAGGGAGACAATGCGTACATGGGTTCTGAGCGGAAAGCCAAAGGAGGAATGGAGTAGGGATTTTTCATTAGTAATAGTGTCAGATAAGAATAAAGCTGATCTTGATTATCTTTTAGGTGCGCTAGATAACGGTATGAATAGATTTTACTTCAAAGAGCCTGACGCGGAAAATGAATTATATATAGAATTATATGAAAACGGACAAGTTGAAGCGCCTTTTTATGTGGTTAACGAGTATATAATAGAGAGAACTTGATGCCTACTATATTAACGTTCACCATAAAGCCATCGGGCGGCGATTATACAAGCATGACAACTTGTAGAGCTGCTAACGCAAAAAACCTCATTACAGCTGACGAACAACACATTTATGAATTCTACACGTTCACTGGTGGTTTGAATGATAATGATGCGTTTGTAGGCTACACAGACGATGCCACAAGAAATATAATATTAAAAGTAGCTGATGAAAGCTTATGGGATGGCATAGACCCGAAAAGCGGATTCTACTTTAAAAACACAACTAGCAGCGCAGTAATACGGCCAATATCAGGCATACAAAACATGGAGCTTGACGGTATATGCGCTGATGGCTCATCGTCTACTCAAGGCGTTATATCTATAAGTAACGGCGGTGATTTTAAGTCTGTTAATAATCTTGGCTTTATAGATGTAGCGCGAGATAATTTTCCTTCTGGCTTTTCTGGAACTGTAGATAACACGCTCTTAATTAACCCTGGTGACGATGGTGGAGTGTTGTCTACAGCGGTAAACAAGCTGACAGTTGTTAACGCAGGTAATCGCGGAATAGTAACAACAACAGGTTCAACAATTACAAACTCTTTTTTTTATGGAAGTACAGGTGTTGATTTTTCCAATCAGGGCGGTTCTGGCCACGATTATAATGCGACAGGTGACGGAACAGCTACAGGAGTTAATTCATTAATAAACAGGTCTGATGCTGACTTTGAAAACTTCGTTGGACTTGATTACAGAACGAGCGCAACCAGCGCACTAGCCTCATCTGGCAGCGTTGATTTTATAGGTTATTCTCTGGCTGGTAGTGGCGGAATATCTATAATTTTAGATGAGCAAGGGCCGTCATTTACTGAATCATTTAATACTACATTATCAGTAAACATAAGCGCAAATATATCAGAGGCTGGCCCTAGTTTTTCAGAGTCGGTTAATGTAGATGTATCTTCGTTAACAATACAGGCGAGCATAGCAGAGCAAGGGGCATCGTTCAGTGAGGGTGTGTCCGCAACAGTAACGCCGTCGCTATCCATAAATGCTTCAATATCTGAAAATGGGCCGTCTTTCATTGAATCCATAAATACAGATCTTGAGGTGAATATATCCTCCAGTATATCAGAGTTAGGACCATCATTCTCTGAAAGCATAAATCTGAATCTAACTAAAGATGTGCTAGCTAGCATCACAGAGTTTGGTCCAAGCTTTAATGAATCGATTAACGCAAATATACCAATAAAAATAACGCTAAACCCGAAAAACCTTATCAGAGTGAAAAGAAAATCCAACACTGTTATAATTAAACGTAAATCAAATATCATAAGGGTAAAATAATGCAACTAGCAATAGCAGGGCGTAACGCCTCAATAGATGCCGTTAATACTTTGTTAAACGGCGGAACAATAGAGATTAGAACGGGAGCGCCAGCAGCTATAGACAGCGCACCAACAGGAACAGTGCTGGCAACACTAAACATTAACGCAACTGCTTTTGGTGCGGCATCAAATGGAAGCGCTTCATTTAATAGTATTGTAGATGTTACAGCTACTGGCGCAGGTACGGCAGGGCATTATGTGGCGAAAGATTCAGGAGGCAACCCTGAGAGAAACGGGACTGCTGGAACGAGCGGGACTGATATGATACTAAATAACACAACGTTTGGTGTTGGTGATGATGTCTCGATAACTGCGTGGACATATTCACAAGCGACAAGTTAAAACCAAAGGAAAACTTAAATAAAATAAGGCATTAATAAGGCATTAATAAGGCATCTATGGCGAATAGTAAACCAACAAAAACAACGCTAAAGCCCGGCGACAATCTACCTCCAAGAGGTAAAGCCAAAAAAACGTTAATGCTTGAGGCTATCAGGGATGTATGCGGTAATGAGCAGGACTTTTTAAAACAGGTTGTCTCTATTGGGCTTGGTGGTTGGACTCAGCCAGAGCAGAATAAAGAAGATCAAGCTGAACCAGTATTTCAAAACCCTAACCCTATGCTTCTTAATATGGTCTTGAGCCGAATAGAACCACCTCTAAAGTCGGTATCTCCTATGGTTGAGTTTGAGTTCGATATAAAAGGCAAGCCACATGAGCAGGCGCTGCAAGTTATTGATGCTATGTCCAAAGGTAAGATACCGTCAGATATAGGGCAAATACTTGTTGCCTCTATATCTTCTATGTTAAACATACAAGAGAAGACTGACTTTGAAGAAAGGCTGAAGGCGATAGAAGATGCTAGCAAGCAAACTTAACAGGTTAAAGGCTTTAGAGGATAAAGCCACGTATGATGGCGGAAACTTTACGTCCACTGTCGTGGGATTTGTTAGCCCTGAAAATAAATGCGTATCATCTACTTACCATTTAGTAAATGGTGAATGGTCGCCAACAGTAAAAGAGCCTACAGCCTACTTTCCTGAAATAGTAAAGCCTATGTTTTTACGTCCAAAAAGGTTTATGGCTCTCATTGGTGGTCGAGGTTCTGGTAAAACTTTAGTTAAAGGCGATCATGGGCTTATAGGTATGCACGACTTAGGCAGGAACTTAATGTGTATTCGAGAGTTTCAGGCATCAATTACAGACAGTGTTCATGCGGTATTAAGTGATGAAATAGCAAGGCTAGAGTTAGATAATTCAGATATAACAGAAAGAACAATAAAGTTTACCCACAACAAGGCCATGGCTAGATTTATGGGTTTAAGTAGAAATCCAGAGTCTGTTAAGTCAGCTTTTGGCTTTCTTGATTGGTGGATAGAAGAGGCTCAGTTCCTTTCTGAGAAGTCACTAAGAACACTAACACCTACAGCAAGGAAAAAGCCAAAAAAAGGATTGCCGGGTAAGCAAGAAGAAATAAAAACAAACGAGATAGATATAGAAGATGTTCAAATGGTTTTTTGCGCTAATCCGGCATCTAGTGAAGATCCATTCAGTCAAAGGTTTATAGTTCCATTTCAGGCAGAGCTTGACGAACACGGGATTTATGAAGATGAAATGCATCTTATTATAAAAATGAATTATGACTCTAATCCTTGGTTTGATGATTCAGGCTTAGAGGCGGAAAGACTGTTTGATTTTAAAAACCTACCAAGAAGCACTTATGAGTGGGTGTGGGAAGGTGGATTTAATGATGATATTGAAAACGGATTAATAAAACCAGAGTGGTTTGATGCTTGCATCGATGCGCACATTAAATTTAATATGAAAGAGTTTGGCGTGTGCAAAGTAACACACGATCCTTCAGATCTAGGAAACGACCCTAAAGCAACAGCTATAAGGAAAGGAAACATAATCACAAACGTATTACAGAGAACGGATCTTGATGTAAATGAAGGTTCAGACTGGGCTTTAGGTTCAGCAATTAACGAAGGTGCAGATCAATACGAGTGGGACGTTGGCGGATTAGGGTTGACACTTAAGCGCGACGTTAACAATGCTCTTGCAGGGAAAAAGATATCGGTACATCAATTCAACGGCGCTTCAAAGGTTGATCATCCTAAATCAATATATGAATCGTCAGGTGCTAGCAATATAGTAAAACAAAAAACATGGGAGCAGATTTGTAAAAACTTACGCGCTCAATGCTACTTAAAGTTACGTGATAGAATATACAGAACATTCAAAGCGGTCACAGAAAACACAATGACAGACCCAGATCAGCTAATTAGCTTTAGCTCAAACTGTGAAAGCTTAAAAACTTTAAGGGCTGAATTGTGTAGAATGCCGATAAAACCAAGGGCTGACGGATTGTTTGAGTTATATACAAAAAAAGAAATGAGAGAAAAATTCAAGGTTCGCTCACCTAACTGTGCAGACGCGGTGATGATGTCAGAGCGTATACATGATAGTATTACAGAAACTGAAAATATTAATTTTGCGTCATTTTATTAAAAGGCTTTGACGATGGTAGACAAAAAAGACAATAACGAGCACTTAAGCTGGATTCAGCAGTTAGGCGATTTTCAAGAGTCAGACTTAGACCAACGACAGCAGTCCAGAGAAAGCGACCGGTTTTTGTTGGAAAAGGACGGCCAGTGGGAGGAATCAGTTGCTCGCTCTTTAGACTCACAAAAAAGACCTCGTTATACTTTCGATCAAGTAACGCCTGTTATTGAAAATATTATGTCTGATATCGAGGATATGGAGTTTGGATCTAGCGTAAAACCATCAGGAGGAGAGGCAACAAAAGATATAGCGAAAACATACGAAGGGATGACTAGAAGTATTGAAGCTGACTCTGACGC